AATAGTATGTCAGTATCTATTGACCTTTATTCTGATATTATTGCGGTCTTAGAATTTGTGAGCGTTCTGACTTAGCTCATTTATTTTGAGAACTATATCTCTATCGGATGTACAATAAGACAACTTTAGAGACGTAGGCCGTATCCCCGTTAGGGGTGATGCACATTTAAACTCGTCAGTGCATTTAAAATACGAGATGTTTCTATTAAGAAACAAACAATTTTAATAATTGTAAACCATATGAGAGAAATATGGTGCGAGTCTCAATGATGAAGATTGAGACGTTCAGTAGTATCACAATGACGTGAATTGTGATGTGATGAAGATTCCAGATTAACTTTACTATAAGTTATTTAATGATTGTCACTGGAAAAATACAATCCTATGATGTAGAGGTACCCTAAATAATTGAGGGCTACATTGTAGTTAAATCCCGCGACCGTGGGGGTGCTAGAACCACCAAAGTATAGCGGCTTTGTACTGCTACTATACTTATTACCCGTACAGCTAACTCGTTTAGAAAATCCAAATATCCAAAAAATGTTGTTGATGACGCATTTGAGGAAGATAACATAAATATTTTTGGTCCTTGTAAGAAAACGATTGTCAAGAGAGGCAAACGAAGAGCAGGGCCCAGATTATTAGATGTTAATGATGAGGAGGAAGTTAAATGTGAACCAAAAAAGAAAGAAAGATATAGGGAACACCCTGAATCTGATATCTTTGATGCATTCACAGAGAAAGGAAACGAAGTTCACGACCAAGAGGTTAAATCTGTGTCAACAAGTGTTGCTAAGTCCCACCGGAACATAGATGATGACTTCTGGGGTAGTGACGATGGTACGGAGGACGATGATGAATTCAAAGATTTTATCAAAATCGATGAAGGTGAAGTCAAGATTGACGAGGAACAATCATCATCAAAATTAGTTGTTACTAGTGAGTTGAAGAATATATCGAAGCATATAGGAGAGATGAGTAACAACTTCTCAGGTTCTTTTCTAGATAAGAAAAACCGATTCTCAAGAAAAGGTTTTTCTAATAGAGACGCGAACACTTTGGCTACTAGTGGAGTAGAATTTCAAATCGACAAGAATGGTCGAGAGAGAGAATTGGGAGATATTCTCAATATCATTAGGTCAAAGGAAGGTGTTAAGAAAAAGAAGGAGAAAGATAGAAAGAAGAACTTAGTCCAAACTGATAAGACGAATGACCAAAGAGTCAGGAGTTTTAGAAAGAGTAAACAAGTTTTGCTTTCCCATCCTGAAGATAACACCGCTGAAGTTCGGAGAAGAAATGAACCCAGGACTTTTAGAAAAGTCCATCAACCTCGAGTGAGGAAAACTGAAGTTAAACTGAACAAACTCGGTTATACCAAACAAGAGGTCAAAGATTTTAGAGCTGCTATGAATAACGCACGCAAATTACGTGTTAAGCGGAAGAAAGAGCGGAAACAAGAAAAAGCGGCTTTAGAAAATGATAACCCTACAGTTGAATGCAAATTATGCGATGTTGATGATGTAATGACAGGTAAATGTACTTGTAAATGCAACGCTTGTACATCGAATGATTGTGATAGCTGTAGAATGTTTCATCATGCTATGCCTAACCCTATGAGTAGACCTGATGTTGAAAGTAGATTCTTTTTAGATGAAGGAGACAAATTGGGTAATTATAGAAAGAAGGTTTTTACGGCTTATTTGGCCGCTCAGTTACCTACTATGATTCGAATGATAGCTCCGGGCATTAATCCAGTCATTTATGATGTTATCATTACGGCTGCTCAAGTTTATTATGCAACTACGCATAAAGAAGTAGCCATGGCGGTTTTTAAGTTGATGAACCATGCTGTTTCCCAGGTTCTTGTTACGATGCAACCATTTGCGCGTATTGGTAGAATGTATGATCACCATTGCAAGGAGTTGATCCCTAATGCAACTGATGATCAGAAATTTCAGATGTTAAATAATCTTTTACATCAGATGACATTAGCTAAAAGAGCTAACGAGGCCAAAGAAGAACATGAGAATAAATTTGAAGAAGATATTGAATTGGAAAGCACTAACTTTATATACAATTACTATGACGTAGTTGAGAATATAAGAGTTGAATCCTTATCCGATTCTATTGACGATTTCGCCAATTCCTTTACCTTAATAGCAAATTCAAAAATGTTTGATGCTTTGAGGAATTTGATATTAGGTATGGTCTCTATGAAGATATTCAATGATGAGAACTATCGATTGATAACATCTATCTTTGGAAAGTCACAGCATATGTCAAAAATGAGCATGATAGAATTCACTAAGGAAATGCTACAGTCGATTGCAACCCTGGTTAGAGCTGCAGAGTATAGCTACCAAGGAGTTCCATGGGCTGAGATAATGATTAAAGGAGATCCTATAAATGAGATTAAGCTCATGTGTAGATCACTAGCTTGTGATATAGATAGGGTTTATTTTGGAATTCCAGTCGAAGGTGGAATAGATTCCCAAGATTTTGATCAGAGATTGACGAAGGCGTTAGATATATGTACTTATTTGGAAACGCAGCACTCACCTTACTCTGAGAAAGGTTGTGCAGTCAAATCTGTCATGCATGAACTAAGAATGATTGATGCTTCCCTTAAGAGCCAATTTGATAGGACTAATAGGCCAACTCCTTTTGGCATCGTGCTTGAAGGAGATCCTGGTATAGGGAAAAGCACCTTCTTACAATTGTGCTACCATTTGATATGCGAATTGGAAGGAAGAGAGTACAATCCAGAGTATGTTTTCGTCAAAAATCCGGTCACGGAGCATGATGATGGTTACATACCTAGAAAGCATTTTATATTTCATGTATCTGAAGCTGGAGCCATGTCTGACCAATTATTGAAGAATGGTAAAGACAAGACGCTTGATTATATGAATAGTTTGGTCGACAACCATCCATTTTGTATGAACATGGCAGCTTTAGATAAGAAAGGTACAACCTATTTTCGATCGCGATACGTCATCACAGATACTAATCGTTCGGACTTGGGAGCTCATGTTACACAACATGATCCTTCAGCAGCTTTGCGACGTTTTATCTTTATAAATATTACAGTCAAACCTGAATTTAGAAAGGAAAATTCTTACATGTTAGATGGAGATAAATTTGATCCTGACAATATGTACGATGTATGGACTGTGACTGTTTATAAGATGAATCCTACTGGTAATAGAAGATCTTTGAAAAACATCATACTTAATAATGTTAGTGTCGAAGAATTTTCTCACTGGTTGATGGATACAATGCGCGATCATTTCATTCGAGAATCAATGATTTCAGAGCAGGCCAAGAAACCTGTGACTTTGCAAGACCTTGTTAAAGGGTTTGATATTGTTGATCATGATTCAGAAGATGAAGATGAGAAGGATCAGAAGGATGATGAGGAAAAAGTTGATGGTGAACAGGAGCCAGATATCCCAAATGGATGGGAATATGAATGGCTCAATGGTCCAGCAGCCGCTCCACAAAGACCTATGGTTGAATCATCTTTCATGCAATATGCTCGTGATGTACGGAACCTGTACTTCTATATTAACGGTACTTCGGACGCTTGGTTGTATATAAGCAACATGTTTCGTATTGTCAAGCAAGCACCTGCTAATGCACTCGCATATTTAGTTTCACTGTTCATGATGGTGTATGCTGAGTTGAGCTTGCATTTCTCAGGAATTGTGTTTTTCTTGCTTGTCTTTGCATCTCTTTATTTCGGTAACACACCACTGTTGATACTTGCTCTTATTAACTTACCAGTTAGTAGGAGTACGGTTAATACTAAAATCAAAGAGTTTGCAAAAGGAGTTATGGAAGATGCTAAGAATGACTTGAAGCAAACTGCTATTAGAGCCTGGCATTATCATTATGGACAAGCGGTCGATATTATGAGACCTCATATATCCAAGTTGATAATAGGATGCACAGCAGTGGTTTCGGCTTATCTAAGTTATAAGATCTTTAAGGAGTTCACTGAGATGGAAAAAGCAGATGGTGAGTCTACAAAATTTGAGAACAATACTGAGTTTGATGAAGTTATTAACGAAGTAGAGGAAAAAATTGATACTAACTCACATGTCTTGCCTCTTAAGTTGGACAACGCTTTAGTGTATGAGAACTTTGTTTCAAAAGAACCGTCCACTTTCACTAACAGTATCGAGACACTTTATTCGAAAGTCTCGAGGAATTGTGTGTTTGTAAAGGTTTCGTGTGAAAGAGGATATCGTTATACTCATATGTTAGCTATTAAAAATGGTTATCATGTTATCAACACTCATGCATTTGACGAAATTGATGGTTACGCAAAGATTGAAGTTTATAGATCACACCATAATCCAACAGGAATGGTGGGTGATTATTTAGTAGACACTCGAAATTTGTCATCAATTGGTGATATTTGCTTGGTTCATCTTAATAGAGCTACCGATGATATATATTCATACCTTTCTGATGATTTAGTAACATTTAGTAATGCTAGAGCCATTATTAATGGATTTGAGACATCAGCTACGACTGGTTCTGGACCTCTTGAAGTAAATGACTTCACTGGAAATACCATAATTTTCAGAGAACATGCTAAATATGTATGGCCAGATCATAAAGTAGGTGAATGTGGAAAACCAGTTTTTGTTATTCCTGTTCAACATCCTTTGATTTACGGTATTCATTCAGCTGGAAAAAGTGGTAATGGATATGCTCTGCCTGTCACGAAAATTATGATTGATAAACTCATTGATGGGTGTAAAGTGACTTTGGAGAGTTTTTCATTAGGGATGTTACCGTACGGAGAAATACCAAGTAACAAATCATTAGCATATTATGAAGATATGCAAAATGTGGAGTGTTTTGGCAAGATTGGAAAAGCCATGATCAATCAAAAGACAAGGCTTAAATTTACTATTTTCCACCCACACTTGGATGGAATTTTTAGTAAATTGGGATTTGAACCAGCACAGAAAACGATGCAACCAAAACTTATGCCGTGGCACAAGAATGGCGTTTATAGATCTCCTTATAATGAGAATTTTCGTAAGTTTGCCGGTCGAAGAACGCCTTTGAAACCTCATATTCTTGATAGGTGCATATCTGAGCTTGTCGATGCTATAGTTTATAATATCCGACAGGAAGACCCAGATATTAGATTGAGCCCAGTTGATTTGGAAGTTGCTCTCAATGGATTATTCGATGACCCATGTATGAGAGCTATGGATATGAGTAAGGCTGCAGGTTTTAATTTCAATGGAAAGAAAAAAGACCACATGTATGTCATGGGTTCTCAGCGCTTGCGATATGAAGCTAAAGAAAACGTGAGGCGGGAGATGGTGCGCATATTAGAATGTTATCGTAACAAGGAAAATGCACATCCTGTAATTACATGTTGTCTTAAAGACGAACCACGACCCAAAGATAGTACGCGAATGTTTTACAGTCCTGCTTTAGCAAATTTGGCAGTCCAGAGGATGATGTTAATGTCATTATACTCTCTGATGTTGCGCAGACCTTTTCATTTCTATTGTGCCATTGGTATGGACATGTACAAGAATGCCTCTGATGTTTATGAGAAACTCTTGACAATGTCTGATAATATCATGAGTGGAGATTATTCTGGCTTTGATACTAAATTACCTTTGGATTTAGTTGTTGCGGCGAATCGAGTTGTCTATGGTATCTGCCAACGACTTGGATACAATGATGAAGCTTTGGTATACCTCAATGGGGTATTGAGTGATTCGGCTTTCCCTGTTATTCTCATGTTAGGAGATACCTACATGGTACCAGGATTACAATGCTCTGGTTCTTATGGAACAGCAGAGAAAAATGGCTTCATTAACAAGATGGCAAAAATGTATGGTTTTTACTATATGATGGAAGAATTGGATTTGCCATACTCGTTTTTTGATCATGTGCTTCCTATTGATTATGGAGATGATGATATGACGGCCTTATCAGATGAGATTAAGGACATATTCAACTCCGTTACCTATAGTGAAGTATGTGATAAAGCCATGGGAATGACTTATACTTCAGCTAATAAGGGAGTCGTTTCAATTCCATATGAAAGTATTGACTCAGTTGATTTCTTAAAGAGATCTAAGCGAGTTAAGATAGTATGTGGAAGGGAACTTGTTTTGGGCGCTCTTAGCACCGATAGTATTCACAAATCTTTAAAGTGGATCAGCCCATCACCTCATATTAATGAGGTAACCCAGTTAGAGGGAATGGTTAATTCTAATTTGCGAGAATTATGGGCTTATCTGAAAGAGGATGAATTTAACTATGTTAGAGGCACTCTTATTGATATTATTATCAAGAAACACCCTTATGTTTGTTTGAGTATTTTTACATATTCAGATGTAACAAAACAATTTATATCAGACGAGAAAGCTGTCACTGATGAAAAACAGCTACTCAATGATCGCGTTGATTTTGAGAGTGGGGAACTTTCTAACCAATGCGATGATCTTGAGTGTAACAGCGTTTGTATGCATTTCAGCTGTATAAATAAGAAATTAACCCCAAATTCATGTGGAGTCGATAAAACGCATGAATTTTATGAACTATCGGCTAGCTTATTATTAGAAAAACTCAGACGAGAGGCTGAGGAAGAAGAAAAAGATCCTCTCGGTGACGCAATCAAGAAGTCGCTTTTGCTTACAGCACCTAATTATAATAGGTTTGATAGAGCATATAAGGATATGCTTAAGCACACTAATGACGTGGTTTATCGAAACGCTAGGAAGCAAACTATAGAGTTTTTGGAGAGAAAAGAATCTATCCTACAGCTTGAATCGACCCCTATGGAAGAAATTAAAGAAAATTTATCTGATATTATGGGTGCGGACCCAGATGAGAAATCAGCTGGTTTCACTGATACTCTTAATATAGGGCAAGATACAGCTTTGGATATGGATGACTTTTTCGACAGAGCTTTTAAGATAGCGACTTTTGATGCTGTGGTTGGAAACCATTTGGATTACAAAGTCAATATTTGGTCAGCATTAATGTCGGACCCAATGGTTAGAGCAAAAATGAGAAATTATAGTACAGCGGTTTTTGATATCGAAGTCACAATCTCGTTTGCCGGAACCAGTTTTCATTATGGAGATGTCCTTGTATCTTATCAACCGTTGGCAGCGCATAATGCGAACTTGCCAATCATAGATAACTTGATATCGACAGGAACTGGTAGAGAACTAGCTTTGGTTTATTTAAGTCAAGCTAAGGGTGCGGCAATTATTGTTGTGAATGAGAATCAGCCATTGGTTCTACATATACCTTATATTTCACCACAACCAACTAGTAAGTTATGGAATAATTCTCCTCTTATTATTACCGGAGCTATGTCCTTCGACGATTTTGAAAATTTAGGAGAATTGTACATTAACTCTATCAACCCAATTAATTGTGCCGCAGCTACTCCTACGGATGTTGCTGTTACAATTTATGCTTCTTTTAAGAATGTGAGATTGGGAGGTGCCACTGGTACTGTGATTGGTATTACAACCGAATCTACTCCTTTGATTAGATATCCATATCCAACTTTTGGAGAAGATGATAATATGGAAAGTTATAACAATCAGATGGTGTTATATCAATATCATTTGCAAAAGATGACAAGTGAAGAAGATTATCCGAGACCCAGAGCTTTTGATAATTCAGCTTGGAAGTGCACTTTACCAATAGTAGGTCAAGTGGAGCGTAAACGATACTGGCTTCCTGAGTGTGATTTTCAAGATTCGAAAAGCTCTATCTCAATTGAATCAACTCCGTTGAGAAAATATCCATTTCCAACGTATGGAGAAGATGATGATGTTGATAGCTTTAGAACACAAATGGATTTGTTCGTAGGTGAAGGTAGGTATATGAACTACGATTCTAAGATGCAAGAAACCCTGAATAATAGTCGAAGGATTTGGTCGCAATCATCACTAGATTTGACACATCTTAATGTTCACTTGGAATCATCGCCACTTGTTCCTGATGGTGAGAGAGACAGAGATGAACGTGTTGTTGGTCCGGTGCAAAAGATTGCAACTAAGGCAGCTAGTGTAGCTTCTATCCTCAAGGTTTTTCCGCCAATTGCACCTTTCGCCTCAGCAGCTGAAGTGGTGTTTAGAAC